TTGCAAAAAGAGGTCCAATGGGGATGAGACTTCCTGAGGCAGAGTTAGAAGAAGATAACGAATTGTCTGAGCTCATGCGCCTAAGTGGTCGACCAATGCAAGAAAAAGCTCCACCAGGAGCTAAAGTTGAGCGTATGGTTAAGCACATTAAAAAAGGCTATGCAAAGGATGGTAAACTGTCAGATAAAGAAAAATCTATTGCTTTTGCTACAGCATGGAAAGCAAAGAAAGCTGTTAAACTGGAAGAGGGCTTAAACATGATGTTAGACGAAGAAGGGCATACACTCAATCACATTGTGAACAGATTCAAGCACGAAGTAAAAGCTTTCTTGGATGGCGACTACATGGCAGAAAATCTTTATGATGCCCTGTATGACTATTATCTAGATCGTGGCGAAATGCCTTATGGCGTAGCCAAAGCCAGAGAAGGTGATCCATACACCTGGGTATCAGCCAGATTCGAAGCAGATATCGATGGCACTGCAGATGTAAAAGTTCCATTGGGTGAAATGGGGCATGATGACACACTAAACGAATTGGCTAGATTAGCAGGTTTAAGCGAAAGTCGTGTGGACGAATGTGGCGACATGGGCATGGATCGACGCGACACTATCAATGTCAGCACCAACATGAGCAGCGATGGCAACAAGAGTGTAAACATCAGTGCTCAAGGTGAAAAAGCCGAAGAACTATTATCTATGTTGAAACTGGCAGGGATGGATGGGCAGTCAATGAACAGGCCTGCTATAGTAGCTATTTCCAGCGACGATGAAATGATGGAGGAAGAGCGCGACACTGAATACTCCAACACACCAGAAGAAGAATATCAAAGTGTAGCAAGCATTACTAGACAAGGTAATGACTTGAACAGAGAAAAGCGTCAGTATGCTGACAAGCCTCGACTGGGTGACAATCCAATGGCCGAAGGGCAAATGGAATTTGACAGAGATTTAGTTGAGTTATTAGACAGTGTATTAATAAAAAAAGATATGGAAGAAGGATCAATTAAAAAAGGTGGCGAGACAGATCTAACCGGAACCTGGTCGTCAGATCCTCCTAAAAAAGGTCAACCTGATATTTCACCACCAGTACCAATGGATCCAGTATATCCAGCTGAGAAGCCTAAAGCGCCATCTACACCAAAGGCACCAGTTGTTGCACCAGGAATGAAGCGATGAAAACTCTAAGAGAATACATTGAACAAGTAGAAGAATCTTATGATGATCCTGCTGTGGGCGATTATTTTGATTTAGAAATCGCCAGAGACGAAACTCTAATAGAAACTTATGTTGTTGATGTAATGGAAGATGGTATTGTAATCGAAGCAGACGACACAATGATGAGAATTTTAACGCATGTAGGATACCTCAATGAGGATTCAAACATGCCCACTGCTCAAGATTCTACCAGTCCTATCAACGGTAAAAAAGACGCTCGTGCATTTAATTTTGAAACATCCGAAGACACAGACTTATGCGAAGATGACTTAGAAGAAGCAGAATATCGTGGACGCAATGTGCCTCTTGGTAAAAAGATGGCGGGAGATGTTAAAAAATCTAAAGTGTATGTGAGAAAGCCAAATGGTAATGTAGTCAAAGTTGAATTTGGTGATCCTAACATGCGTATCAAGAAATCAAATCCCAAGCGTCGTAAGAGTTTCAGAGCTAGACACAACTGTGACAACCCAGGACCAAGATGGAAGGCTCGTTATTGGTCTTGCCGGAGTTGGTAATGACTGACCCAAGATTCTTTAGACGGTATTTAGATATCCTTGACGAACAACCCTCGCCGACCACTGTCAATGTTGGAGATACCACGAGTGTCACAGCAGACAAAGCCAGTAATTCTGTTACAGCCAAAACAGATATTGGTGGCACCAATATTGCTGCAACAAGAAATCTTGGTACTGGTGATTTAGCTTCAGCCAGTGTCTCAACCAATGTTGGCGGAGCAGACATCAAAGCAATACAAGATTTCTCTACAGCCAAAACTGGTGCCGGCCAAGTGTCAGTTGATGCCCCTGTTGCACCAGGAACAACAGTAGGTGGCACTTATACCCAAGCAGGATACAAAGGTCAAATGACACCAACCAATCAGGTACGAATGTCTTACAAAGATACCGCTGGTGCGTTAGGCAAACCAGGACAAACTCACAATGTTGCTTATACTCAGGGCGCCATGTTAGGTGGTGCTTCTGGTCCTAATGTAGGAAAAAATGTAGCAACAACTTACACAAAATCATAAAGGAAAAATCAATGAAAAAATTATTTGCCGTTCTATTATTAACGCCCGCATTAGTGTTTGCACAAAAACAACCAAAAGGTGTTACTTATGATGCACAAATTTTAAATGTAACAGATGGTGATACTGTTGTGATCGCTGCACCGTTTTTACCCGCACCTCTCAAGCCTCAATTGTCAGTCAGAGTATTTGGAGTTGATACACCAGAAAAAGGTCATAGAGCACTATGTCCAAGTGAAGCACAGCGTGGCGAGCAGGCTTCGGCATTTACAAAAAATGCTGTGGCTAAATCAGTCAAGCGCCAAGTGATCCTTTACGGTTGGGACAAGTTTGGTGGTCGTGTGCTAGGTGACATGATCTTGGACGGACAAAGCCTACGCTCAATGTTGATTGCAAATGGATTTGCTAGAGAATACTACGGCGAAGCCAAACAATCATGGTGCAACTAACAGGCCCAGACAATCCTGATGATGATCGCCCTGTGATTCCTTACGGTGATCATTGATGGATGACTTACAACAACTTAAATTACTGGCCGGCATTGGCAATCGTGCAGTCATGCAGGAATACAAGGGCTTTGCTGGCAGTAACATTTCTGTAACCGGTAATGAAAAAGGCGAACTCATGAAACAACATGATATTCGCCCTGGAACTGAAGAGTGGTTTAAGCTTTGGTTCTCTAAGCCGTATCTCACAGGTGAAAAACCAATTTAAGCGGCTTCGCTATCTCTACCTAAATATTGATTCCACTTAGGATCTTTTACTCTAAACGGACTGTGTTTCCAAGCCGCAGCTAATGCCCAATAATCTGGACGATATGGTTTACGTATTGGATGTATATTGTGTTTGTCTGCTTTTGCCCAATTACAAGCTTTGCAACTAGTGACACAATTTGTCCATTCAGTCTTTCCGCCGCGACTGATCGGTACCACGTGATCGATGGTTAGATCTTCAAAATCAAATGTATCTTCGCAATACTGACATTGATAAAGATCACGTAAGTACATGTTGTAGCGGGTAAAATTAACCTTGCGTTTAAAGTTAAAATACTCTTTTGTAATTGCTACACTAGGTACATTAATAGCAAGTTTTTCGCTGTGTATAATCCAGTCTGGATATGTTTCAATTACTTGAATACGACCCAAATACATCAATTTGATAGCATGTTGCCAATGGATAACGCTTAACGGCAATACACTTATGGGTGTATAATCTTTGTTCAAAAGTAAAGTGTGTGACATAAGTAATTAATATGTTAAAGCCCAATGATAGTATTATAAAGAATCCGTATCAAAAAGTCAATATGACTGAGGATCAAATTTTAGAATTTGCTCGCTGTGCAGATCCAGTAAACGGCCCGGAATATTTCATGAGCAATTATTTCTACATTCAGCACCCTGTTAAGGGCAAAATGCTCTATGAACCTTTTGAATATCAACGGAAACTTATAGATACTTATCACAACAATAGATTCAGCATTAGTCTAATGCCTAGACAAACAGGTAAAACTACTTCGGCGGCAGGTTACTTATTGTGGTACGCCATGTTCCGTCCAGATTCTACAATATTAATTGCGGCACACAAATATACCGGTGCTCAGGAAATTATGCAACGTGTGCGTTATGCATACGAATTGTGTCCAGACTGGATTAGGGCAGGAGTTACAAGTTATAATAAAGGATCAATTGATTTTGAAAATGGATCTAGAATTGTAAGTCAAACAACTACTGAAACAACTGGACGAGGTATGAGTATTACGCTCCTATACTGTGACGAATTTGCGTTCGTGCGCCCTACTATTGCAAAAGAATTTTGGACTAGTATTTCGCCTACACTATCAACTGGTGGTAAAGCAATTATTACAAGCACTCCTAACAGCGACGAAGATCAATTTGCATTCATATGGAAGCAAGCCAACAAATGTGTAGACGAATACGGCAATCCAACACCATTGGGAGTTAATGGATTTAAAGCATACCAAGCCAACTGGTGGGAACATCCTGACCGCAACGAACAATGGAAAGCAGAAGAAATTGGACGTATTGGTGAAGAACGTTTTAGACGCGAACACGGCTGCGAGTTCTTGATTTATGATGAAACTCTAATTAACAGCATAACATTATCAGAACTACAAGGTCGCGACCCCATTGAACTACAAGGACAAGTTCGTTGGTTCCAGAAACCACAAAAAAACAAAACGTATACTATAGGGCTAGACCCTAGCCTAGGCACCGGCGGCGATTACGCTGCTATACAAGTATTTGAATTACCTACCATGATTCAAGTTGCCGAGTGGCAGCATAATCGTACTCCTATACAAAGACAGATTACAATACTAAAGGAAATATGCGAATATGTTTATGACACTATAGGCACTCAAAATGACATTTATTACAGTGTAGAAAACAACACACTGGGCGAAGCTGCACTAATTGTAATATCTGAATTTGGCGAAGAAAATATCAAAGGAACATTTTTGAGTCAGCCCATAAAGCCCGGGCAGGCCAGATTGCACAGAAAAGGTTTTACAACTACAAATAAAAGTAAATTGGCAGTTTGCGCGAAATTTAAGAACTTAGTTGAAAATAGAAAGATAACTATTTGCAGTAAAAATCTAATTAGTGAACTTAAAAATTTTGTAGCCAGCGGCGTAGGATTTGCAGCTAAAATTGGCGAAAATGACGATTTGGTATCGGCAACACTGCTTACGCTAAGAATCATACAAGCCCTGCAAAGTTATGATGCTGATTTAGACGAAAAACTGCGAGATAATACAGACGATTACATAGCACCTATGCCCTTTATAATGATTTAGCGATAAATAATACATTATGCGTGAACTAGACAAAATTTCCTCAGCACTATTTAATAAAATTCGTAGTAGATTTGATAGTGTTAATATTGGTGACGAAAAAGCCCAAAAAATTACCGACCCCGAGCAGGCTAGATTTTTTAATTTTGATTATATTAGCAGCGATGGGGAAAACTTTGGTAATGTAACAATTAGTCTGATTGACGAAAACAGCCTAAAAATTTACTATGGCTCAAATATTACGGACGGTTTAGACGAAGCACAATCAAAAGAATGGTTTGCCTTTTTACGCGATGTTAAAAACTTTGCACGTAGAAATATGTTAACTTTTGATACCAGAGATATTAACCGCAGTAACCTAGATCTTAAAGATATTAGACAGCAAGCAGGATCAGACGCTACATTTAACAAAGATGAGTTAGCCATTTCAGAAGGCCGCCTATACGGTATGGGTAACAACAAGCGTATGAGTTTTGGTGATGTTGGTACACATAAAATAATTATCAAGCATCGTGATCAAATTGATCCTGAAAAGCGCGGCGATCGCGGTAGACAGATAGAACACGTTTTCATTGAAACTCCTATCGGAGAGCGATTCCTACTAGATCACACTAATTTACACGGCGCAAGAGCAACAGCTAATCATTTAAGACATGGCGGTAAAATTGGTGACGAAGGTAGCGAATTAATAAATGAAATGGTTAGAGAAATGGCATCAATGCGACACTTTGTTCGTGCTATGCGTAACCGTACTTTTGAAGATGCAGAAACAACCGGCATGGTAGAAGCTGCTATGCATAGATATAATGAAGTGAGAGACAATCTTAAAAAATTTCAAGGCCGCCATGGCGAAAATTTGTTGCAAAAAATGATTTGCAATTCTGCAGACATGGACGAAGAAATTGATGTTGATGAACTAAGAGAAAGATTTGTCAAAAAAATATACGACGATCGTTTTAATGAAGCACTTCCTTATGTGTACAAGGCATATCAAACCAGGAAAAAAATGAATACAACAGAAACAAATGAGTTTGAATCTTGGGCTAATAGTGTTACTGAAACAACTTGGGATTCAGATTCTGATGACATGAGCGAAGGTAATCTTGAAAGATTGTTTCAAAAACCCATAGCTGCAGGCATGGACGGTGTAGATGGTATTGCAGCAATCGGCAGTATTCCAGATTTAGATTCCGAAGACCTACAAAGTTCAATTAAAAAATTGTCCCAAGCACAAGGACCAGATGTAGATATTAGAAACACAATTATTGGCTGGTTAATGTCAAACGGCGAGCGAGCATTGGCGCAAGGCCTACTTGCAATGATGCAGCAACAAAACGCCAACACACAACCGCCAACACCACAACCGCCAGCACCACCACAACAACCAGTTGGTGCAACAACAATGGATCAACCTGTAGTAAGTGAAGAATTAGACTTTATTCGCAAGCTAGCTGGCATTTAATTCAATTTTTTATGCATCCACTTTTAAAGTTCCACTGGGAAAAAGTAGATCGCGAAGTCCCAGTGAATGCTAATCACATTGTCTTACACACAATAGAAGATGTTTTAATTGTGAACTTAGACGCCATTTACGAAAGAACTTACGGCTACAGAGCTATTGATCAATTACTGTATCTAATATATAAATTTGCAGATAACAAAAGACTAATTTTTTTATCACGTGATGGCGCTAATTTACAACTAGCAGGAATAAAAGAAATTATTGTCAGTGTTATACAATGCCTAGGATTAAATGAAGAAACCTGTTTGGTCATTGGAAGAGAAAATGTAGAAATTCCCGGAGCAACCGTGGAAATGTATGAAGCTATACCTTTCTGGTGCAGTGGTATATACGAAGAGATTAAATCAGTAGACATCCTAGATGAGCCGCTTGAGAAAAAATTTGCTGCTTGGTATCATAGAGGTCCTTTTTTTCGACTAATGTTGGCCAGGCATCTTTACGATAATTATAAAGAAGATTCCTATATTTCATATCAAGAAACATACGATCATGGTATGATACACGATCACAAACTACGTTCTTTTTTTAAAGATGAATTAGAATGGTGCAGTAATCATACACCAATTGTTTATGATCAACTTTTTCAAAATAGGCAATATACATTGGAACAAATTACAAATCCAATACGTAAACCGTATGGGAAATACTTTGTAGATATCGTAGCAGAAACAGATGTGTTAAGCACAACTTGGATCACTGAAAAAACTGTAAGAAATTTATATACCGGTGTGCCGTTTATTGCCATGGGCGGCCCTGGAATATTAGAAAAAATACGAAGCTTTGGATTCAAAACTTTTGCTCCTTATATAAACGAAGATTACGATAACAATCCTAATTTGTATCAAAGACTTGAGCAAATTAAAAAAGAAATTGATCGTATTGCACAAATATCATACGACGAACTTAGGCAAATTAAAAGAGAAATGATGCCTATATTAGAGCACAATCAAAAAATTTTTATCAAATTTGCTAAACGGTATGGCACCCGAGTCTACTAAAATTTTGCTAGCTGGCGACAGTTGGGGAATCGGAGTTTTCAAAAACAATAATGGTGATTATGGACCTACTGGCGAAGGTATACACACCATACTTGCTAGTTTAGGATATAATGTTATAAACATTAGTAAGGCTGGCGGAGCCAATTGGTTAATGGTAGATAGACTTAATCACAAATGGAACAATCAAACTAGATGTTATTACGGAGTTGATAGCCAAGATAAACAAGATTTTAAAATAGACGAAATAACACATATAATATTTTTACAAACTGATATTTTTAGAGAAAATTATTGGTATATTAAAGAAACTCCAGAAAGCTCAGTAACTCAAAAAAAATGGTTAAACCAAGATTTTGTTGACTCATTACTAAACTATGATTCAATTCAAAATTTTATAGATTCCTATTTTCATAGTTTTTATACTGAATTAAATAATTTTGGACAAAAACACAATAAAAAAATTTTATGTGTAGGCGGTTGGAATAAACTGCATCCTTCAATATCAAACTATTCTCATTTAGTTCCTGCAATAACAAGTGCTTGTCAATTTCTCGTTCCAGAACTATTAGAAGATGTTTATTTAAGTGATCCTGAATGGTTTGTACAGCTTGATCAAAATCCAGAAATCGTTAAAAAATTTAATGTTGAACTTAAAACAATGGCTGTTCAAACATCAGACAAGTATTTTAGGTTAGTTACTGAATGGAACGACTGCCACCCTGCAATTGAAGGTTACCAAAAAATAACAGAAAAATTGTTATCATTTTTTTGATAAAAACTTTATTTTATTTGTTTGACTTGATAAATATATTTGTTATACAATTGCTAGGTGCAGTTGTATATCTAGGCACAAACATTATGGCATTTTATAAGGAGAAACATTATGGCCACATCTTTAGCAGAAATTCGCGCTAAGTTACAAGCGCAAGAAAACCGTCAACAAGGCGGCCAATCACAAGGCGACAACGCCATCTATGCACACTGGAACATTCCAGAAGGCTCAAGTGCAAAAATTAGATTCCTACCAGACGCTAACACACAAAACTCATTCTTTTGGGTTGAGCGACTAATGATTCGTTTGCCGTTTGCAGGAATCAAAGGACAATCAGATAGTAAGCCTGTTGTAGTACAGGTACCTTGCGTTGAAATGTATGGTGACGCATGTCCAATCTTGGCCGAAGTACGCACTTGGTTTAAGGACCCAGGTCTAGAAGAAATGGGTCGCAAGTATTGGAAGAAGAAGTCATACCTATTCCAAGGTTTTGTAAGAGAGAATCCACTAGCGGACGACAAAACACCAGAGAATCCTATTCGTAGATTCGTTATTAGTCCCCAGATTTTTAATTTAATCAAGGCCG